TGGTACAGGAACAACTACTGGTTTGGGTCAAACTCAACTTGCACTTTATACAATACCAGCTGGAAAAACTGGTTATCTCACTACTTGGAACATCGGTGTAGCACCAATGAATAATGCTGTCACAGTGACTTTAAAAGCAAGAGAACCAGATGGTGGTGCACCATTTAGATCAAAGGATATTGTTGATATCGTAGGTGGATATACTACTCAGAATTATTCAATTCCCTTGCGTTTTCCAGAAAAAACTGATATTGAAGTGAGAGGAACTGGTGACACTGGTTCAGTTATTTCATCTTCTTTTGATGTTATACTAGTAGATAACTAAATGTTATATGCATATAGCCAAACAATCCTTTACTTTTGTGTTCAGATATAGTACAATGCGCGTATGAAATCGTTTATGACACATCAAATGCTCTCTGAGGCGAAGAACACTCACATGACTCACATCGAGGATAAAGTCCTCTATGGGGGAGTTGAGGGAACTCGTCAGGCGATCAACGCACTTCGTTCCCTGCGCGATATGCTTGCTGGCAAACATAAGGGCGATATCTCCGTCAAGTGGGACGGTGCTCCTGCTATCTTCGCAGGCATTGATCCTCGGGACGGTAAGTTCTTCGTGGCGAAGAAGGGTATCTTCAACAAAAACCCCAAAGTATACAAGACGAAAGCAGATGTAGACGCTGACACTTCCGGTGACTTGAATGTAAAACTCAACGCTGCACTTGAGGAACTCCCTGCTCTTGGCATCAAGGGTGTCATACAGGGCGACTTCTTGTTTGGTCCTGGAGATGTAGCGACCAAGAATATTGGTGGCGATGCTTATGTTACGTTCCACCCCAACACGATCGTGTATGCCTTGCCTACTGGTAGTGCTGCGGCGAAAGAAGTGAAGACTGCTCGTATCGGTATTGTATGGCATACAACATACACTGGTGATACGTTTGAAAGTATGCGAGCATCATTCGGCGTCAACGTTGGTGCTCTGAAGAACAGTCGTAAGGTTTGGAGTCAAGATGCTATGCTTCGTGACGTGACGACTGCTACTTTGACTGCTGCCAAAACTAAAGAAGTGACCGAATACCTTTCAACTGCTGGTAAAATATTCCAGAAGATTGCTGGCAGCACCCTTCGGCAACTTGAGGCGAACCAAGAACTCGCTCAGTTGATTGAACAGTTTAACAACACGTTCGTCCGTAAGGGTATGGTGATACAAGACTCGCGGCGACACGTGATTGCACTACAACGTTGGTTGCGCACGAAGTACAAAGCAGAGATGGATAAGCGATCCACGGAGCGTGGTAAGAAGGCACAAAAAGAAAAACTCAACAAAATTATGGCGTTCTTCTCGAAGCAAAACACCGCATCATTAATCGCTATGTTCGAATTGCAAAAGAATATTGTATTGGCGAAACTGATCCTTATAAATAAACTCAATGCCCTTGCGAATATAAGCACTTTTGTTAAAACGCGGAAGGGTTACAAGGTAACAGGTCAAGAAGGATTTGTTGCTATCGACAAACTTGGTGGTGATGCGGTGAAGTTAGTTGATCGTATGGAATTTTCATATAACAACTTTTCACCAGATATATTAAAAGGATGGGATAAACCTAGTAGGAATTAAACGTGCCTAAACCACTTTCATTTAAAGATTTTCTCGTGGTCGACTATGCTCCAGGAATGGGTGAGTATATCAACTATCAAGCGGCCAAACGCAAAAAGCAGCAAGGTGCTGGCAGCAATGCCGAGTATGCTTCTTACCAACCTGAAGGTGAGAAGATAGAAGAAGCACTGACTCATGCTCAGCGTATTAAGAAACGTCAGATGATGAAGAAGATGAAGGGACGTATTAAAATTGGAAGACTTCGTGCACTAAAAAGAACTCCAACAATGGACGTTATCAAGAGACGTGCAAAGAAGAAAGCGAGATTGCTCATGCTCAAGAAATTGACTAGGGGCAAGTCGAAGCAAGATATGAGTTTCGCTATGCGCCAGTCATACGAAAAGAAACTTGACAAGATGAAACCTCGCTTAGATCGTATTGCCAGAAGGTTAATCCCCGACGTTAGAAAAGCAGATCGTGAGAGAAAGAAGGCAGCATCTGCTGCTAAAAATAAATAATGTAGTCGTAGGGAGACGACATGATTAAGTCGTTTAATGACTATCTGGTAGAAGAAGCAAAGGTCGCTTATTTTACCTTCGGTCGTATGAATCCTCCAACCTCTGGTCATCAGAAGTTGTTAGACATGCTCGCAAAAAATGCGGGCAAAAATCCTTATTTCGTTTTCCTATCTCAGTCACAAGACGCCAAGAAAAATCCACTCGACTACAGCGCGAAGGTAAAGCATGTTCGTAAGATGTTTCCTCGTCACGCTCGTCGAGTTTTGATCAACAAGAAAGTCCGCACTGCCTTTGATGCAGCATCATACCTGTATGAGCAAGGTTTTAAAAACTTGGTCATGGTTGTTGGTTCTGACCGTGTTCGAGAGTTTACGACATTGCTAGAAAAGTATAATGGTGTGAAGGGTAAGCATGGATTTTACAACTTCAAAAACATCCAAGTAGTTTCTGCTGGAGCACGCGATCCTGACGCCGAAGGTGTAGAGGGTATGTCTGCTTCTAAACTCCGTGCGTTCGCAGCGGATAATGACTTCGCAGGTTTCTCTCAGGGTCTAGGATCTATGAGTAACAAAGACGCGAAGAAGTTGTTTGTTGATGTACGCAACGGTATGGGCATCAAAGAAGAAACTGTGTTCAAACGCCACGTAGAACTTGACCCTGTGTCGGAGACTCGTGAGAAGTTTGTAAAGGGTGAGTTGTTTGAAGTTGGTGATCAGGTTGTAGTAAAAGAATCTGAAGAAGTTGGCACCATCACTCATCTAGGCAGCAACTATGTTATCGTCCAACTGGGCGAGGATAAAGTTGTGCGCAAATGGTTAGACGCCATTGAAAAGTTAGATGAATATGTGTCCAGCGCAGAGTTTGTTCCGTCACCCACTGGTGGCAAGAAATATGCGACACTCAACATGCGCGAAGAACCTAAAACTCCTCAAGACCCTGACATTAAAGATCGCAAGGGTTCCCAACCAAAAGCATACCATAAAGGTTTAAGCAAGTCGATGAAACGTCGTCGTGATGCTCAATTTAAGAAGCAGACTAAAATGTCAGACTCAGATCCAAAGGCATACAAACCTGCTCCTGGCGACAAAACAACTAAAACTAAACCGTCAAAATACACGAAAGCGTTTTCTAAGATGTACGGCGACTAAATATTCGTGGTCTCCGTTATGTGCTTGACCTGACGTTCCTGTTTTATTTCCTTTTGTAATTACGAATAATACTATGCAAATCTGATTTGATTTGTTGGACAAAACTACATTAGGAAATGGTAAAATGGATAAACTGGACGCAAGTCTATGGCGCATTATCTGTGCCGCCATATTAGTAGTAACATTAGCAGTTGTTGCATCAGAGGCGATATCGCAAGATGAAAACCAACCGCTTGATGATGTTATTAGAACCGAGTCGGTCACTAACAGTACAGTGACTACGAACGGCAACACAACCACAACACTGAAGTCTCCACCTGCTTCAGCAATCACTCCTACTATAAACACTTCCAACTCCGACCTCTGTACGTTCGGAGTTGCTGGTGCAGTACAAACGCAGATTCTTGGTATCTCTACTGGTACACAGTTTACTGATGAAAACTGTGAACGTCTCAAGAACGCAAAGACCTTGTACGATATGGGTATGAAAGTTGCAGCAGTATCAATGATGTGTCAGGATGAAAGAGTGTTTAAGGCAATGATGAATGCTGGAACACCTTGTCCTTATGACGGACTTATTGGTGATCAGGCAAGAGCAGCGTGGTTAGCAGAAGGTAACACAGTAGAAGAAAACGTAAAACCAGAGGAAGGATTGGATGAAACGGATAAGACTGTCGCAGCTGCTAGTGGCGGCATTGCTAGTTTGCTTGCCCTCTTACTCTTACTCTGAGCAAGTATTCGGCACCACAACCAATGCGGCGAGTTCTGGATATAACTGGGTTATGTCCAATGTCTTGCCTCAGGCGACAGGGTTGACTGTCAGTAATGTGATATACAGATACACTACAGTGAAAGATCCTGATGATCCTATGTTGGTGCACGTTTCTAACGAAAATCCTATAGACGGTGGATATACATTTAGAAGTACTGATGACTGGACTGGAATACCAGGAAATACAATAAACAGAGTTATACCGATATCGCAAATACCTATCGAGTATTGGGGGGATGGAAGTATTGAGTGGGAAGGCAAAGGGAGAGTTGATGACCCTTTTGTGGTATACACTTATCAATATGACACCTGCTATGATCCACAAGCAGATCCGGATTGCCCAGGATACAAACCCGAGATACCTGATATACCACCCGTCCCAGATGTTGCTGATCCTCTTAATGACCAGTTTGTACAAGATGAGTTAGATCGCGAAATGATGCTTCGCGATGAAGACGAAGAAGAAAAACAAAGAGCAAAACTTGCAGATGCTGAAGAGGAAGAAGAAGACGTAGACCTAGAAACTGTGCTGGGTATAGTTGGGCGTTCGCTACAAGGCGCAGAGGATACTGCTAAGCACAATCAGGTCATGGCGTTAAGTCAGTTTTCTCAACAATATTTCCAACAGTTGCCTGATGGTGTTATAGAGGACACTGTTGTGTTAAAAGATTCTAGACTCCCGAGGAATAATCGGGGTCGTAGACTACAGTTTGCGCAAGACTTACTTCATGATAAATTAGTAAAATCTCAATATAGAGGAGAACAGTAATGTTCAAAAAGACGTTGGCATTGTGTGTATCGCTCGCAGCGATGAATGCATATGCTGTAGACACACCGATCATTGGGCAGGTAGAGTCTAAGTGTGTGGTGACAACTGATAAGCAGGGTGTTTATGGAAACCCGAGTGCTAGCATTCTCAGTACTGATGCAGCAGACGGTGGAGTAGAACCTGTTGTGCGATTCGATGTTGTCCTCGCTGAAGCATACAAGGCAGTGATTGCTCATCCGATTTCATTCTCACAAAGTCCACAGTTGAACGACGTTGTCAACTGGACTGGATCAACTTCTGTAGAAGCAGTCTCTGACGCTGGTATGTCAGCATACGACACTTCTAAAGTTGAATACGATAATGTGACAGAAGTCGATCTTGATATCGCTGGCAGCACTTGGTTCAAGGTAAGTTCTGAAGCAGATTACGGTTTTAATAAGGCACTCCCAGGAGGCACTTATACTGCAATCGTAGAAGCGAACTGCATAGCACTATAAACTATGCGCTTCGTTATGGCGGTAATCGGGTGTCTGCTGTGTGCGCAAGTTTATGCTCACCAGTGGACGCCCACATATCCCAAGGTGACTGGTTCATTTGTTCCTGGGATCTATCAAGCAAAGATGTACTTGTGGAATAGTCGAAAGGATGTTTCATATTATACATTTGAAGTGTTTGATGAAGATTTTCTACCTGTACCATTCGCAACAGCAGATAGGACGGTACAGTTAGATTATTTGAAAAAGAAAGAAGTGGTAATTTATTTTAGAGAGGCAGACTACCTTCGTTCAGTTTATATTTGTAGTCGGTCTATGATTTTACAGGGGGACGTAAGTAGAACGGTTGTGTCCTCGAGGATATGTTCGAAAATACGATGAAAAGATTATTGTTGTTTTTATTTTTAGTTTCTGGTTCGGCATATGGACAGAGCAACGGGATAAACCTTGCGATACCGCAAAGTCCCCAGTCCTTCCAATCAGATAGAGTTAGAGCAGGTGACGTCGAATGCTCAGCGGCGATCGGGTCATCTACAAACGTAGAGTTTGGGGTTGTTGGTATATTAAACCAAGAAGATCCAATTTACAACCTTGCTTCGCAAGATCCATATATGATGAACCGATATAATACAGGTGAGTTCTTGCGAGACATTGGTGTGTATGGGAAGATTACTATCCCTATCGGCGCACCTAAGCAAAGGTTGAATTGTAATGCGTTATATCAGTTAGAGTTAGAAAAGAAGCGATTGGAAGTTATGAAACTACAGCAGGAAATAGTAAACCTGCGTCAGTTAAAGTTTGAAGGGTCTGGAATACCGACAGCACCGAACTTGATGGCAGGACCACCAAGAGAGGAATAAAATGATAGAAGTAGCAGCAGCGTTGTCAATGGCAGGCTCTGCTTTTAAAATGCTAAAAGGGGCAATTGAACAGGGACGTGAAGTACAAGATATGTACGCGCAGTTTGCTCAGTTTTTTGACGCGAAGGAATCGCTCGCAGAGGCAGATCAACATGCAAAGAATCCATCGATGGTGGGTTCACTTTTTGGTGGCAGCAGTGTTGAAGCGCAGGCACTACAGGTTACTGCTGCTCGTCATAAAATTAAACAACTAGAAAAAGAGTTGTACGAATATTTGTTGTACACTGGTCAACAACAATTCTACGATGATATGATGAAAGAAAGGCGAGTTATTCGTCAGCGTAGAATAGAGGCAGCACAAGCAGCTGCTCGGAAAAAAGCAAACATAATAGACGGCATCGCAATAGTTTTGTTTTTATGTTTTT